AAGAACCAGAGCACTCAACTTTCGAGATATTCACCCATCGATTGAAGCATAGCACCTATGGATCACCGGAGTATACGGGCTTCCTGGCTGAGATGAAGGAAGCTTTAGACCACCACTACTCCCACAATCGCCACCATCCAGAGCATCATGAGGATGGAATTGACGGAATGACTCTCGTTGACCTCGCCGAGATGCTTGCTGATTGGAAAGCAGCAACAGAACGACATGATGATGGCGATCTTGAACGATCTCTTGCAATTCAGCGCGAGCGTTTTAGCATGTCAGATCAATTAGTCAATATTCTTCGAAACACAGCTCAAGAAGAAGGTTGGTGTTAAACAACTAGGCTCAATTAAGGAGGTGTCATGGCAAACCGTCGTTCGGATCTCACAAAAGAATTTGATGACATCATTCGGCGACCACCAGCGACAACTCCTGAGGGTCGAGAGAACCAACTGATCGCAATGGCCGTCGATCTGGTCGAGAATCAGCTACGAGCAGGCACTGCATCAGCCCAGGTTATTACTCACTACTTGAAGTTAGGGTCCACAAGAGAGAAGTTGGAACAAGAGCGACTTGCCAACGAGAACGAACTCACCAAGGCGAAGATCGAAGCCCTCAAGTCTGCTCAGCGTGTCGAAGAGTTGTATGAGACTGCTCTTAACGCTATGCGCTCTTACGCTGGACAAGAACCGATGAATGACTACGATGAAGATTAGGTCATATTCGGAACTGATGCGTATCGATTCCTTCGAAGATCGTTTCCGCTACCTCGCTCTTCGAGGAGAAGTTGGAGCCGCAACATTCGGATTCGATCGCTGGATCAATCAGCAGTTCTACACATCCTCTCAGTGGAAACAGATCCGGCACTTTGTTATCACAAGGGACAATGGCTGTGATCTAGGGATTGATGGCTATGAGATTCACAGCAGACTTGTTATTCATCACATGAATCCGATGTTGCCCAATGACATCATCCATGGAGACGACAGCATCCTCGATCCCGAGAATCTGATCACCACCACACACCGCACGCACAATGCAATTCACTATGGAGATGAGAAGCTCCTACCAAAACCATTTGTAGAACGCAGACGTGGAGACACAAAACTGTGGTAATTGAAAAGAGGTTAGCTATGCCCGACACCGACCCTGATGAGATTGTCGAATCAGTCAAGGACGATCTGTTTGATGATTTTGATCCAGATCAGACGGAGCCGCTAGACCGCAACACCATTGTTGATCATCCTTTCGTTGATCCTGATGGAGAACCGATTGGAGATCTTCCGTGATCAGTCCAAATGATCGTATCACAAGGAATGGACATAAGCTGTCTCGTCGTGCCTGGGATATTATTGCTGCAGCAAAGAAGTCTGCCAAGATTCCCGCCGACAAGGCCTATGTTCTCCAGGGATCTTGGAAGAATGGCAGCCTTTCTGCTGGTACTCACACTGGTGGCGGAGCAGCCGACCTTAGTGTCCGTGGATTGACTGAAGCCCAGGCCATTCGCCTTGTTGTTGAGCTTCGCAAGTGGTATGGCGTTGCTTATTTGCGTTCCCCAAAGTATGGTTGGCCCGCCCGTCTTGGCGGCTCCCATATTCACGTGATCTTCGCTGATGAACCTGGTCTTTCCTACGGCGCCAAGCGTCAGGTGATCAATTACAACAATGGTCGCAACGCTTTAGCCTCGAATCTCAAGGATCCGTTCCCGCGCCCGGCTACTCGCAAGCACTTCGGCCGCAAGGTTGTCGTTTCCAATGACGTTCGCGTCAAGCTTGGTAACCTGAAGTTCGGCAAGCGCAATGATGACGTCAAGGATCTTCAGAGGGCTCTCAAGATTAAGGTCGATGGCTACTATGGTCCATATACCGACCTCGCAGTTCGCAATCATCAGAAGAAGTTTGGCTGGACTCCCGACCCTGTTCGTCAGTCTAATGTTGGACCGCTGCAGGCCAAGCGCCTCGGCTTAATTGTGATTTGAAAGGACCATCATGGCTTACGATTCCATCAGTCCGGAAGTTCTGTCCGAGCCACTGCCGCTTATTTGTGACGATGCCTACCATCAGTTGGACTTTCCTAAGTTCATCGGTAAGGCCACGGAGGAGCAGTTCTCACACGTCTATATCAACGTAGAAAGCGGCTTTACTGTCAACACTATTGACATTCCGATCGCAATCAGTTGCCCAAACTGTGGTTCCAAGTTCGATAGTGCTGCTCAGATTCCTGGCACTGGACGTCTGCGTATCAAGATGCAGCGTGAGCCCTTTGCAGGACAGCTTGCCGATGACACCTTCTATTACGACCTGTTCTTACACAAGGGCCTGTCTCATTTGGACTCTCGAGTCCTTATGGAGATGGCCGAAAAGAACCGTGTGACCCATTGGGAGTACAAGGTTACGGGTGCAACGAGCGTTACTCTGAGTACTCGTTTCGTCAAGCACTCGATCATGCTGGGCCAGGTAAACATCTAATGGCTGGCGACGGTTACCTCTCTTTGAAGTCCACAACCCGGCGAACGGTGTACACAAACCGCACTATCAAGATCGATATAGCCGGAAAGATGCAGTTCAGGGCAGAGATTACTGGTCGCGAGTTGATGGCAATGTACTTCAATCTCGATATTCCATCCGCTGGATCTGAGATGCGAAAGGCTTTGAATCGAGGTGGAGTTCGTAGCTGGTTTCAGGAATACAGCTCCTCAGAGGCTGATCGACGGGACGAAACAGGCCTCCTTGGCCCAATTCCCATCCCAGTCTGGGGCAACGATCACTCCCTCTGGTCTCGAGTCTGGCCTCACACGGCTGATACAGACTTCTGGGAGTTCTGCTTCGAGGTCTCGGCCTATAGCTCTACCGGTAAGCCAGTTACAGTTCCCCTTGGCCTCCAAACTCGCGAGATCAAGATCATTAACGACAAAACCTAACCAAAGGAGGTGTCCCACATGAGCGATGACAGCATTCTCAGAAGTACGAAGAAGATTCTCGGGATTGACGCTGACTATACGGCGTTTGACCTTGATATTATGACCCACATCAACTCAGTCTTCTCAACTCTCAGTCAGATTGGCATTGGTCCTATCAATGGCTTCATGATTGAGGACGATGACGACACGTGGGATGCCTTCCTTGGCGCTGATGCTAATCTGAATGCCGTAAAGACGTATGTATATTTGCGGGTTAGGCTTCTGTTTGACCCACCTACAACTTCATACATGATTACCTCGATGAAGGAACAAATCCAAGAGCTTGAGTGGCGATTGAATGTCTATCGCGAGGCAACCGCTTGGGTCGACCCTGATCCTGTTGTCGTTGAAGAGATCTAAACCCTAATCCGTTACATCTTACCCGAAAGGTATTACCATGTGGAATGATACTGCACTCAATGTCGGCGCTGACGCCATCCGTGCTGCCTACCCCTGGCTGTCCCTGCACACTGCAGGCGCCGTTTCCCTGTCCACCTCTGAGTCCACGGCAGCTCGCGTTGCTGCTTCTTGGCCTGCTGCTTCTGGTGGCGACCTGGCCATCGTTACTGCCAAGAACTTCACTGGTGGTGCAGCTAATGGTCCGTGCGTGCGCGTTGGCTATTGGTCTCTCCAGACCGGTGGCGTTTATGGCGGCGGAGCACTGCTGACAGGCGACCAGACCTTCAATGCTGCTGGCGAGTACACCATCACCGGCATCACCGAGAACGCTTCATCCACGTAAGATTGACTAGTCTGAGATCCAGATAGGAGGAATGGCCTAATGGCTATTGCATTTGACGTTGCAACTACCGCTACAGCCTATGCCTCCACTGGATCTCAGACTACCAGTCATGCGGGGTCAGCATCTGCAAGAGGTGCTGTTGTACTAATCGACCAGAACGCATCAACTGCTGATCAAGTGAGTGGCGTCACCTATGGTGGCGTGGCTATGACTCGTCTACGCTTCGACACTGAGGCGACCGAGGCTGGCGCGGTCTATATTTACTGGCTAGACAATGTTGCTACTGGCACTCAGAACGTCATTATGACGACGACAGGCACTGCTAACAAGCAGTTAGTCGTTGCAACAATGACTGTTACTTCTGGGCAAGCTATTGCTATTGCCGGGCATGAGACGGGGACGTCTGCCTCGGTTGCGAACCCGTCTTGGTCGATTACCGGACTAACTGCTGCAACAAAGCTGGAAGCATTCCTGGTTATTCACTCCGGTCTGCAGACAATGACGGCAACGCCTCAGGCTAGCTGGACTTTGATCAGCAGTACTGACCTGGGTGCACAGGGACGAGGCTTTGCGCGCCAGTCCGTGGCCTCATCTGGGACTTCTCTGTCTTGTGGTTGGACCGCAGCTACAGCAGATGACTATGTTGGTGCATCCGTTGCTTTTAAGGAAGTTGCTCCTCCTCCGAATGAGGGCTCAGCCTCAGGGACAACCACATATTCTGGATCATCTACGGGATCAAGGACCTCATCGGGAGCATCTACTGGAGCTACGGTTCTAGTAGGTTCTTCGACCGGCACATATCCAGCGAAGGGTACAGCCACTGGCGAAACCGTCTTTGCTGGCTCCTCCACCGGAGAAATGCCTGCCGATGTAGCTAAGCAAGGATCGGCTGCTGGCGATACCACATATTCGGGCTCCTCTACGGGCTATAAGGTTCCTAAGGGCACAACCGTAATCGACGGCGGAACCCAGGCCAGTACGAATTCTGAGATCTTTGATGGTGGAACCCAGGCCTCTACTGGTGTTATTGACATTGACGGAGGATCACCTACCTCAGGTACTCTGTTTGTTGGTGCAGCAGTAGGATCGAATGCAGCCGCTGCTAAGCAAGGCTCAGCAGCAGGCGAAACCACCTACGCGGGCGCATCCACGGGCACGCGCGCGCCCAAGGGCTCAGCAACTGGAACGACCGTCTTTACCGGATCGTCAACTGGCTCTCGTACCTCAAGTGGCTCATCCACAGGTACAACCATTTACACGGGCGCATCCACAGGCACGCGCACACCTAAGGGCTCAGCAACTGGTGAAACTGTCTACGTTGGCTCCTCTACCGGAGACAATCTATCTAGCAACTCTGCTTCTGGTACAACAACTTATGTTGGAACAGCTACTGGCTCGCGCACTTCTAGCGGCTCAGCCTCAGGCACCACCACATATTCTGGTTCCGCCACAGGCGCTAAGCTACAGAATGGCTCAGCCTCGGGCGCAACGGTCTATGCTGGAACTTCCACAGGAACGCGCACCCCAAAGGGTTCTGCTACTGGAACGACATCTCATACGGGCTCTGCTTCTGGCACTCATATTTCCAGCGGGTCTGCCACAGGATCAACGGTCCACACTGGTACATCCACAGGCAATAAGGTAACCCAGGGTTCCGCTACTGGCTCGACTGTATACGTTGGCTCCTCTACCGGCGCTCGTACTCCAAAGGGTTCTGCCACTGGCACGACAATCTACACTGGAGCCTCAGTTGGTAATGACAATACTGGAAACTATGCTGCTGGTAACACTACATATGCAGGTTCTGCCTCTGGCACACGCACACCAAAGGGCTCGGCCTCAGGGACGACCACATATTCTGGATCCGCCACAGGAGCGCATCCTCACTATGGCTCAGCCTCAGGCTCTACGCCACATGTCGGTGCTGCTACAGGCACCAGGGTCTCTCGAGGCTCTGGCACGGGTACCACAACGCATATTGGTGCAGCAACTGGCACTAAGCCTCTAAGGGGTTCCGCCTCAGGCTCTACAGTTCACACTGGAGCAGCCGCAGGTCGACGTCAGTCAAGTGCAGCAGCCACAGGCACCACTACACATGTTGGTTATGCCACTGGTGTTCGTCAATCCAAGGGTTCTACCACAAGCACGACCATATTTGCTGGTCTGGCTAGTGGTTACATGCAGCCACAGGGCTCAGCCGAGGGCACAACCACTCATACTGGTATTGCTATCGGTGTCAATGAGATCCTGCCCAGTGAGAATGCAATTGTCACAGCATCACTCCTACCTCGCCGGTGGGAAGGACTAGTCTTACCTCGTAGGTGGGACGGCTCTATTCAACCACGACGATGGGAAGGACATCTCCTATGACATATCCGCAAGAAACCAAGGAATTTCAGCCCATTAGGGTCAAGGTTGATGGAGTAGAAGTAACAACTGGTGTGGAGGTAGCCGTTATTCCTCCGAGTACGAGACCAATTCTTACCGATTGGGTACCGGCTACCGTCCTCACCACTGGCCGACTTGCCATTCTGATCCAGGACCTAGCTCCTGGAGTCTGGAATGTCTGGGCCAGAGTCACCACAGAAGATGAACTGGCTGTCGTATACTGCGGTAACTTCAAGGTCACCGCGTAATCTAAGGAGGATTCCATGACTGCTACTATCAAGCTCCGTCGCGGGACCGCCGCAGATTGGACAAGCGCTAATCCTGTCCTGGCACAGGGCGAGCCTGGTCTCGAGACAGACACGGGCAAGACTAAGATGGGAAACGGTAGTTCCGTTTGGACGGCCTTGCCCTATTTAGTCTCAGACATTCAGGAAATAAATATTCAGACTGGAACCACATATACTCCTATTGTTGGTGATGCTAACAAATTGGTAACTTTGTCAAATGCTGACCCAATAACCGTTACTTTGCCTCAGGATACAGATCTTACATTTGCTATCGGCAAGCGTATAGATTTTTTGGTCATCAATACTGGAATGGCAACTTTCCAGGCTGGCACTGGAGCTACCGTGAATGGTACTCCTTCGCTGGTCACCAGGGCACAATGGTCCGCGGTAACCGTAATAAAGCGAGCCACAAACACGTGGGTTGTAGTCGGTGATCTCGCATGAGCCCTACACAACTGGGGGTCATTGCTAGCGCATTATCGACCAGGCTCCCAGACAGTATTGTCCTGCACTGGGCTGCGGATGATTTGGGGCTGCCAAACGGTGCCAACGTTACCTCCTGGGTTGATCGTATTGCATCGCATACGCTTACGCCGCCGAATACTGCACCAACATTCGTCACCAACTCTCAGAATGGACTCCCGGGGGTTTCTTTCGCCAGGACGTCAAGTCAATACTTGCAGGCCCCAGCTTTTTCATTATTTCGAAATGATACTGAGGGCACCATATTCTCTGTATTAAAACAAGTATCTTACTCGTCCGCCGGTAATGGAACAATTTTATCGGTGGATCGTGGCGCGGCCTTAGGCTTTCAAAGACTTTTAATCAGCACACAAGCAACTACGGGTCTATGTCGGTTTGCTTGCCGTCGACTAGATGCCGACGCCCTAACCACCCTTGTGGCAGCCACAACTACCCTGACAAATAATGTTGCCCAAATGGTGTATGCTCAAATGAACTGGTCGAGTGGGGTTGGTTCTTTGCATGTAGATGGGGCAACAACCATTTCTGGAACTTTGAGTTCCTCTGGCTCGACCTCAGATACTGACTCGATTGGGCAGTTTATAGGTGCAGTACATGGCTCCGGGGTTGGACAGAGTTTCTTCGATGGCTACATCTACGAGCTAATTATATACGAGCGAGTTTTGACCATTGCCGAGATTGCAATAGTTGAGGCTTACCTAGGCGCAAAGTGGGGGATTTGATGATTTATGCACTAGTCCGCAATAGCCGTATTGAGCAGGTTGGCCCACCACGCCTGTGGTTTGACGGCTCCCGTTGGTGGGACTTCCGCCCGCAGGACCCACAGACGTATGCTGCTGCCGGGTGGCTGCCCGTCACCGACGTGGCTAAGCCCGCCAATACGGCGACCGACACCTACGACCGCTCAGTCATTCTCGTCGATGACATTCCCACAGTCACTTGGACTATACGTCCTTGGACTGCTGAGGAGCTTACATCACAGACTGAGTCAGTAAATGACGCCACAATCAGCACTAATCTACAAGCTGATCTAACAGCACTACAAGCGATTATCGACACCACAAATGCGGATCTCCGCACTGATCCATCACAGGAAATCAAGGATCTAGCACGAGTTGCTCGCCGACTTATTCGAAAGGTCGAGCGTCTGCTTGACGGCACTGACTAAGGAGAGTAATGACACTACCAGCAATCGATTACACAAGTCTGACTGATGCTGAGGTGTCTGAGCTGAAGATGCAGGCAATCCTGGAAGAGGAGCGCCGTTATCGGATCGCTCTGGCGCCAATGCAGGCCGAGGCTATCTCCATTGAGTACTTCAAAGATACAGGTCAAAATGAGGGCTCTGAATGGGTACAGCCCACTGGGGCTCACGATGCCTACCCTTTAAACTACACCGTAGTCCAGGGTGGCAAGACCTGGAAGTCGAAGATTCCAGCAAATGTGTGGGCCCCGGGTTTAGATCCAAGGTGGTGGGAAGATCTCACCCCAGTGGTCGAGCCGCCAATTGGTGAAACACCAGCCTGGGACGGTAATGCTAAGGCATATGCGGTCAATGATGAGGTGACATATGAAGGCTTCACATACAAATGCCTGCAGGCCCACACATCACAGGCAGGCTGGACCCCAGTAGTTGTCCCGGCTCTGTGGCAGAAGCTCTAACAAGGAAAGGAGGTAGCCATGCAGGAAGTTGATAAGATCCTCAGTCATTACGGAACTATTGGAATGCGATGGGGTGTTCGGAAGCGTTCTGGATCTAATGGTGGAGCCCCAACACCAATCACAATCAATGCTAAGCCTGGAAAAAAGATTGTCACTTCTGGAGGAAAGAATCTTCCAGTCTCTGAAGACGCTAAGGCTGCGGCGATCTACAAGCAGAAGGCTCGTTCCAGTGGCCCTCAGTCACTTTCCAATCAGGAAATGCGTTTGATTGTCGATCGGATGAATCTGGAGCAGCAGTACAACAAGCTCAATCCAAAGCAGAAGTCTCTTGGCGAGAAGTTCCTTAAAGATTATGGTCCTAGTGCTGGGCTTATGGGCTTTGAGATGGTCAAGGCCAACTACAAAGATGTTAAGGACTTAGATCCAAAGATTCAAAAGCGCCTTCAGTATGGAGATTTGATTGCGCAACAACTCAAGAATGCAACAGCCGCAAAGAAAAAGAAGTAACTTGAGAGGAGGTTAGCAATGAGTCTGTCCAACACAGCAGTTCCGATTTACTACGGACAGTTCCGAGATGCCGTCATTCGTGGCGATGTTCCAGTGAACCGCGAAATCGCGCTCGAGATGAATCGGATTGACGGACTCATTGCTAACCCGAAGATCTACTACGACGACCAGGCAGTGGAGGGCTTTGTCAGATACTGCGAGAATGAATTGACGCTGACCGACGGCACAGATCTCTATCTCCTCCCATCGTTCAAGTTGTGGGCCGAGCAGATTTTCGGTTGGTACTACTTCATCGAGCGTAGTGTCTACCAGCCCTCCGATGGCAACCATGGTGGACGCTATGTTACTAAGACCATCAAGCTCCGCCTCACCACCAAGCAGTTCCTCATCGTGGCCCGAGGCGCAGCCAAGTCAATGTATGCCTCTTGCCTGCAGAGTTACTTCCTGAATGTGGACACCTCGACCACACACCAGATCACTACGGCACCCACAATGAAGCAGGCCGACGAGGTCATGTCTCCAATCCGGACAGCCATCGTCAGAGCCCGTGGTCCGCTGTTCAAGTTCCTCACTGAGGGGTCAATGCAGAATACGACTGGTTCTAGGGCCAATCGTATGAAGTTATCCCCAACTAAGAAGGGTATCGAGAACTTCCTAACCGGATCACTGCTTGAAGTTAGGCCTATGGCCATCAACAAGCTGCAGGGATTGCGACCGAAGATCTCAACCGTCGATGAGTGGCTCTCCGGAGACATTAGAGAAGACGTTGTTGGAGCAATTGAGCAGGGAGCTTCGAAGCAAGATGACTGGTTGATCGTTGCTATCAGTTCTGAAGGAACAGTCCGCAATGGTTCCGGTGACACCATCAAAATGGAACTGTCTGACATCTTAAAGGGCGACTATCTCGCGCCTCATGTTTCTGTCTGGCACTACAAGCTGGATGAGATTGAGGAAGTTGCAGATCCTGCTATGTGGTTGAAGGCAAATCCGAATCTTGGACGTACCGTCTCCTATGAGACCTACCAACTTGATGTCGATAGGGCCGAGAAAGCTCCCGCCGCTCGCAACGACATCCTCGCCAAGCGTTTCGGAATTCCCATGGAGGGCTACACTTACTTCTTCACCTACGAAGAGACTATCCCGCACCGTCAACGCGAGTTCTGGCGGATGCCTTGTGCTCTTGGTGCTGACCTCTCGCAGGGCGATGACTTCACTGCATTCACATTCCTATTCCCGCTCTCCAGTGGCAAGTTTGGGATCAAGACTCGAAGCTATATTTCGTCCTTGACTCTTATGAAGTTGCCTGGGGCTATGCGACAGAAGTATGACCAGTTTATCAATGAGGGCAGCCTGCACGTTCTTGAGTGCACGGTCCTTGACATGATCGAGGTCTATGAGGATCTCGAGAAGTTCATCGAGGACTCTGAGTATGATGTTCGTGCTCTTGGATTCGATCCATACAACGCCAAGGAGTTCATTACTCGCTGGGAGCAGGACAATGGTCCTTATGCCATCGAGAAGGTGATCCAGGGCGCTCGTACTGAGTCGGTTCCTCTTGGTGAATTGAAGACTTTGAGTGAAGAGCGAATGCTAATCTTTGATCAAGAGCTTATGTCCTTCGCAATGGGTAATGCCATCACGCTTGTCGATACCAATGGTAACCGCAAGCTCATGAAGAAGCGCAATGAGGAGAAGATCGACAACGTATCGGCCCTAATGGACGCTTACGTCGCTTACAAGGCAAACAAGGAGGCGTTCGAGTGACTGATCCAACCAGAGAAGAAGCTCTAGCGCCCATAACACAACGACATAGGAAAGGAGGTAACCCATGGCCGTTCTAACACGGTTGAAGCACAGTTGGAACGCATTTCGAAACCAGGATGAGCCACTAGCCCAAACTTGGAATCTAGGAACAAGCTATTCCGTTCCGCCGAATCGAACCATATCTTATGTTTCCAATGAGCGATCAATCATCTCGGCCATTTATACCCGCCTCAGTGTGGACGTCGCCTCCAATCCAATTCTGCATGTGCGTCTCGATGGTGACCGTCGCTTTATCGAAGAGATTGACAGTGGTCTCAACAACTGTTTGACGATCGAAGCCAACCTTGATCAGGAAGCTCGTGCTTTCCGTCAGGACATGGCAATGTCACTCTTCGAAAATGGTGTTATCGCACTCGTTCCAGTAGATACCACAAAGAATCCCAAGATCACGGATAGTTTTGATATCAAGACTCTGCGGGTTGGGACCATTGTTCAGTGGTATCCAAAGCACGTCAAGGTGAATGTCTACAATGAGATCACTGGTAAGCGAGAGGATGTTCTTCTACCAAAGAGTTTCGTAGGCATTGTTGAGAATCCGCTATATTCTATCATGAATGAGCCGAATTCCACCTTGCAGCGACTGATGCGGAAGTTAAGTCTTCTGGATTCTGTTGATGAAGCAACCAGTTCTGGTAAGCTCGACCTGATCATCCAGCTCCCATACGTTATCAAGTCTGAGGCTCGTAAGCAGCAGGCCGAACAGCGGGCTAAGGATATTGAGTTCCAGCTCAAGGGAAGTCAGTATGGAATTGCCTATACAGACGGCACCGAGAAGATCACTCAGCTCAATCGACCGGCCGAGAACAACCTTCTCAAGCAGATCGAGTACTTGACCGGTCTCTTGTATGGTCAGCTTGGCCTTACGCCAGAGATTATGAATGGTACTGCTGATGAAAAGACGATGCTGAACTACAACAACCGGACCATTGAACCCACGCTCTCGGCCCTTTCTGGAGAGATGAAGCGTAAGTTCTTGACCAAGACTGCTCGCGCACAGAAGCAGTCCATTGAGTTCTTCAATGATCCGTTCAAGTTGGTCCCGCTTGCTGATCTTGCTGAGCTGGCTGACAAGTTCACTCGTAATGAGATTCTCTCATCGAATGAGTTCCGTCAGATTCTCAGGTTCAAGCCATCCAAGGATCCGAAAGCTGATGAGCTGCGTAACAGTAACATGCCGCAGTCTGAGCTTGGTATTGCAGCACCTGCTGCAGAAGCGCCGATGGATGATGGTGAAGATGATGACATCATGCAGGATGCTTTCGATAGTCTGAACTCTGAACTGGATGATATCTTTGCTGAACTGGGGGTTGATGAATGATCGTAGATGACTCTGCCCTAATCCATGAAAAACCTTATGACCCGCAGAAAGCACGAGAGTATTACCTCCGCACTCGTAAGCTTAAGGGACGAAAAGCAAGGTCCGGCGATCCCGAACCTGGTGCAAAACGTTCTGGTTCCGCTAAACCACAAGGCGGAAACCGTCCTGCGAAAGTCGTTAAGACAAAGGCCCAGAAACGCAAAGAAGCAGAAGTTCAGGTTGCTGCTTTAAAGAAACGGCTTGAGCGTCTGAAAGATGTTCTTGCTGAATTGGTCAAGGCTGCGAAAGCTCGTAGTGGTGTTGAGACTAAGACTGATAAAGCCAAGGCTAAGGCCGAGAAGAATGCTGACGCCAAATCTCGAACTCCTTTAACTGCCAAGCAGAAACGCGAAGCGGCTAAGCGAGCAAAAGAACACTATGAGGAGAACAAGAAGAATCCTGAAAAGGATGTTGAGGAACTTCAAAAGCAGATCAAGGAGATTCGCGCTAAGATCAAGGCTGCCATTGCTGACGCGAAAAAGAAATCCGCATCGAAAGGACGTGATAAGTAATGGCTGATTCTCCTGACCAATTAAAGCAAACCATTCTAAACTTCTATGAGGTTTTAGATGATGTTGTGAATAGTCTTGAAGACGCTTTAACCGATAATGCTGATCTGAGCATGGGTGACATCGTTCTTGATTATGAGATTGATGATTCAGCCTTACTCCATCGAGATCCCGATTATGACCCCGTAAAGGCCCATGAGTATTACATTCGAACTCGAAAGTTAAAGGGTCGCCAAGTAGCCCCCCTTGAAGAAAAGACCTCAAGGCCAAAACGAAAAACTTCTCCAGAAGCAGTTGCTCGTAAAGAACGAGTAGATAATTTGTTTGAGCGTCTTCAGAATCTTCCTGAAACTGAAGCCCGGTTCATTGCTCGTGGTCTTGAAAACTATATGCGATCATTGCTTAGCCTTGGTCGTCGAGGAGTGCAGGTTCCAAAGACTCTTGGCAAAACGGGTATTAAGATCGCCAAGAATAGTCCACCGGCAGTTTTGGTGAAGGAAATTCAAGATCGGCTGAACAATGACTAATAAACTATCAAATCCCAGACGGCGTCGAAAGGCCGTTGACACTAATAAGGAAGGAGCCCGTCAAAATGGAAGCTGATTTCAGCGGTTATGCCACGAAGGCAGGTCTCAAGTGCTCCGACGGTCGAACTATTATGCCCGATGCTTTCAAGCATAACGATGGTATGACTGTTCCGCTCGTCTGGCAGCATGGGCACAGTGACCCGGCAAACGTTCTTGGTCATGCTCTTCTCGAGAATCGACCGGACGGCGTTTATGCCTATGGTTTCTTCAATGAGACTGAGTCGGCCAAGAGCGCAAAGGTTCTGGTTCAGCATAAGGACATCACCATGATGTCGATCTATGCCAACCAGCTTGTTGAGCAGGCCAAGTCTGTTCTTCATGGGGCAATCAAGGAAGTGAGTCTGGTTCTGGCTGGAGCCAACCCAGGCGCTCTTATTGATAACATCAATCTGGCTCACTCTGATGGTGAGGTCACGATGCTTGAGGATGAGGCCATTATCTACACCGGCCTGACTCTTGAGCATGAGAGCAAGTCTGACGAAGCTCCGGCTTCTAATGAGAAGACCGTCCAGGAAGTCTATGACTCTTTCACGGACGAGCAGAAGGAAGTTGTCCACTTCATGATCGGTGCCGCTATTGAGGCTGCCGACACTAATGTTGAGCACTCCGACGACAGCACTGAGGTCGTTGAGGTCTCTGATGAGCAGTCCGATGACGCCGAGTCTGACGACACTGATACCGACAAGTCTGATGACAATGCGTCTGATGACGACAACCCCGAGGGCGACCTCAACCACCAGGAAGGTACCGAAATGACCCACAACGTCTTCGAGCAGAACGCCGCCGTGCCTCAGGCCAAGGCTACTCTGACGCATGACCAGTTGTCAACCATCGTCGCTGACGCCAAGAAGATGGGCTCCTTCAAGGAGTCTTTCCTTCAGCACGTCGTGACCTACGGCATCGAGAACATTGATTACCTGTTCCCGGATGCGAAGACCCTTTCCAGCTCCCCGGAGCTGATCTCCCGTCGTATGGAGTGGGTGAATGACGTCCTCTCGGGCGCCAAGAAGTCTCCCTTCTCCCGCATCAAGACGGTCTCGGCTGACATCACGCTTGACGATGCTCGCGCCAAGGGTTACGTCAAGGCCAGCCTCAAGAAGGAGGAGTTCTTCGCTCTGCAGAAGCGCGTCACGACTCCCACCACCATCTACAAGAAGCAGAAGCTGGATCGCGATGACATCATTGACATCACCGATCTGGATGTCGTTGCTTGGCTGAAGGCTGAGATGCGCATCATGCTCGACGAGGAGATTGCCCGCGCCGTGCTGGTTGGCGATGGCCGTCAGATCGATCACGATGACAAGATCAGCGAGACCAACATTCGCCCGATCGCGTACGAGGAGGACTTCTACGCGCACAAGGTGGTCATGGCCGCTAACACGACTGGCGATGCCATTGTCGAGACGATTCTGCGTGCCCGTCCGAACTACCGTGGCAAGGGGAACCCGACCTGCTTCCTGACCGAGGGCCTGTTGACTGACATGCTCCTTACCAAGGACAAGATGGGCCGTCGTCTCTACAACTCGCTCGACGAGCTGGCCACGACCCTGCGCTGTGCCAAGGTTGTGACCGTCCCGGTCATGGAGTCCCTGACGACTGCTGGTGGCGATCTGATCGCGATCCTGGTCAACCTGGACGACTACACCATGGGTGCCGACAAGGGTGGAAGCATCTCGATGTTTGATGACTTCGACATCGACTACAACCAGTACAAGTACCTGATGGAGACCCGCATGTCGGGTGCCCTGACTGGGTTCAAGACTGCTCTGGTTATCTCCCGTGCTGCTGGCACGCTGGTTACCCCGGCGGTCCCGACCTTCGTTGCTGCCACTGGCGTTGTGACGATCCCGTCGACGACCGGTGTTGAGTACACGCAGGACGGCACGCTCCGTACCGCTGGTGCTCAGACTGCCGTTGCTGCTGGCGTCACCACCGAGGTCGTCGCCACCCCGGCGTCCGGCTACTACTTCCCGCACAACTTCGACGCCGACTGGTCGTTCACGCGTAACGCGTAAATAGGGGAGTAACATGGCAAAGTTCTACGGTGAAATCGGGTATGGAGAGACCGTAGAGACCGCGCCTGGAGTGTGGGCGGATAACATCGTTGAGTATTCATATTTCGGCGATGTTATCCGCAACACGCGTTCACTTCAGGAGGGCGAAAAGCTCAACAATGATCTCTCCGTCGGTAACTCGATCAGTATTGTTGCTGACGCATATGCGAACACACACTTCTTTGCCATTCGTTACATCAAGTGGGCGGGGGCTCTGTGGACGGTTTCAGACGTCGAAGTGCAGAGCCCTCGCCTCCTTTTGAGGTTGGGAGGTATTTATAATGGCCCCACGCCTACAGCTCCAGTCACTCCTTGAGGACATTCTGGGAAGTAGCAATGTATATTTCCAGCCTCCAGCCAATTGGCAAATGAAGTATCCCTGTATTGTGTATTCTCGCGATAAAGCGGATACCAAGTTCGCGAACAACAACCCCTATCGCCATACTAAGCGATATCAGGTGACGGTAATTGATCGAGACCCAGACAGTGGAATTCCCGATAAGATCGCCGCCTTGCCGATGAGTGCTTTCAATAGATTCTTCACGGCAGACAACCTCAACCACGATGTATATACTCTGTTCTTCTAGAAAGGAAGAATCATGACTGCACTTACCTGGGACGGGTCGGGTACGCGTCTCTTCGAGACGGGTGTCGACAAGGGCGTCCTGTACATCCCGGATGTCAATGGCATCTTCAACACGGGTTTTGCTTGGAATGGTCTTACGACCGTCACCGAGTCGCCCTCTGGTGCTGAGTCGTCGGCGCAGTATGCTGACAATATCAAGTACCTGAACCTGATTTCGGCGGAGGAGTTCGGCGCTACGATCGAGGCCTTCACCTACCCGGACGAGTTCGCACAGTGCGACGGTTCTGCGACTCCTCTGACTGGCGTTCGCGTTGGCCAGCAGACTCGCAAGCAGTTCGGTCTCTGCTACCGGACCAAGGTTGGCGACGATCTGGTCGGTCAGGACAAGGGCTACAAGCTCCACCTGATCTACAATGCTCAGGCAGCGCCGACGGAGAAGGCTTACGCCACCGTCAATGACTCGCCCGAGGCGATCACCTTCAGCTGGGAGATCACCACCACCCCGACGGCCGTCACCGGCTACAAGAACACCGCTATCCTGACCATCGACTCCACCAAGGTGGATCCGACGAAGCTGGCGGCGCTCGAGCTGGTCCTGTACGGCACGGTGGGCGTTGACCCCCTGCTGCCGACCCCGGATGCCGTGATCGCGGCTCTGACCACCACCCTGACGGCGGTTAGCATGGGTCTCCCGGCCAACCAGCCGACCTATGTGGCGGGTACCCACATCGTTACTCTCCCGACCGTCACTGGTGTGACGTGGAAGATCAACGGCGTGACCAAGTCCGCTGGTGCTCAGCCTGCTCTGACTGTTGGCCAGAGTGCCAATGTCACGGCGCACGCTGCCACCGGCTACCGCCTGACGGGCGATACGGACTGGACGTTCGATTACTAAACCGATTGACTGACCGGAGGCCAGAGAGTGCTCACTATTACAGTTCCAGGAATCCAACTTTGGGATGAAGTTCTTGAAGAATTCACCAACGCCGAGGGATTTATACTGGAGCTGGAGCACTCTCTGGTCTCACTGTCAAAATGGGAGTCTTTTTACGAAAAGCCGTTCTTAGCCTCTGAGGCCAAGACTACGGAAGAGACGATTTCCTACATAAAATTCATGATTCTAAACCCCAATTTTCCTCCGGAGGTTTTCTCCAGACTGTCTGATGAGAACCTTTCGGAGATCAATACTTACATTGATGCTAAGATGACCGCTACCTGGTTCACTGATACTGCCCCGGCAGCAAAGAAGAGCGCCGAGGTCATCACCGCTGAACTGATCTACTACTGGATGATCACTTTCCATATTCCGATCGAGTTCCAGTACTGGCATCTCAATCGATTGTTCACACTTATTAAGATCTGCAACGTAAAGAATACTCCTCCGAAGAAGATGAGTCGTAGTGAGATTCTTGCACAGAACAGATCTCTAAATGAGCAGCGTAAGGCCCAAATGGGGACCAAGGGATAATGAAGGGAGGTATTTGCGATGACGAAACTAGTTTGGGGCGAAGAAACTGCCCGCCGTTATGAATCAGGCATCAATAATGCCGTCCTCTATCCCACTAATGGCCCAGGAGTTGCTTGGAATGGTATTATCAGTATTGAGGAATCCTTTGTTGGTGGCGAGGTCGCTTCTTTTCACTTCGATGGTATCAAGTATCTCGACACTGTTAGTCCCAAGAACTATCAGGCAACAGTAACTGCATTTTCAGCTCCGGAGGAATTTGCCCCCAGTGTCGGGGAGAAAACGGTCATTCCGGGCTTCATTCTAACAAGGCAACCGCGCGCTAAGTTCGGTCTCTCCTACAAGACCTACTATGGCAACGGTCTAGACTACAAGCTCAACATAGTCTACAATGCCACAGCAAGCCCCAACGACAAAGAGTACTCCTCGATCAATGCCTCTCCAGAAGCCAAGACATTGTCCTGGAAGGTGGATGCTGTACCCCCAACCAGTAGTACGTATCGTCCCTCAGCGCACTTTATCCTTGATTCCACAAAGGCATATCCTGACGCCCTAGAAGCAGTTGAGACCCTGCTCTATGGGTCCAATAAGATTAGTCCTAGGCTTCCTCTTATTGAGGAACTGATGGACCTGACATCCGCATGGTCGCCTTTGATCATCATCCCACAGTCTGTTACAGGTCTATCTCAGCTCTCTGCAGGCTCTGGGGACCTATATAGGACCAAGGTAGACGGTATCAACCGTGCTCTACCAAATACACGCTTGACTACATCGCCTACCAGCGGTTTCTATAGAATGGAGTAGACCATGGCTTACGACCTTTACCCTGCGGTCGACCCGAGTTACAACTTCCCGCCTGAGGTCCGAGCTGCGCTGGCTACCTCTACGGAACTACGCAATACTGTTGTTCCGATGACTACGACTCTCCGTAACAACCTCACCGCTGGTGAGAAGTGGGATGGGCGTCTTATTCTGAACACGACCATCGACCGTCTTGAGCGCTGGGATGCGGGTCTGGCTGGATGGCAGCAGATTGCCGATATTCTGGATCTTGCTCCTTATACCGCTGCCCTTCTGCAGAGGCCTGGACGTAATCGCATTATCAATGGCGACTTTGCTGTCAATCAGCGTGCTTTTACGAGCACAACGACAAACGG